TGACCGGCGGATTCAGCGACGCTGGCGATGGCGGCGGCACTGGCGGGCATTTCTGTGGACATGTCCCTGATGCCTTGGGAGAGGGCTTCGAACTCTTCCTCGGTGGCATCCACCGTCTTGCGGACACCAGCGAATGCACTTTCGTACGTGGCGGCTGCGGCCAGGGCGCCAGCGGCGGCACCGGCAATTGGGACGGTCAGGCCAGTGGTGAGGGTGCGGCCGGCGTCACCGAAGGTGGTCTTCAGTTTGTTCAGGCGTTGCTCGGCGAGGTTCAGGCCGCTGTAGAACTCGTCACCGTTGAATCCCAGGGTTGCAAAGACTTTGAAGACGTCCACGGTTCACCTCCTCTCAGGGGTCGTCAGGTTGGGGGTCGGTAGAAGCGACCGAGCTTGCGCTTCACACGCTCGATGGTGCGACTGCTCGCCTCTCGTTGTTCACTGACCGGCATCGGCGTGATCACTTGGGCGCCAGTGCGCCGCAAGAACCGCTCGAAGGTTTCCTTCTTCTTGGCGGCACCGGCGACGAACAAGTCCCACATGTCCCGGCGGTTGCGTTCCTGCGCGTTGACGCGGAGCATCTGAACAAGCCGGGCGTACGGGATGCTGAGGATCTGTTCGTCCGTCCAGCCGTTCAGTTCGGTGCTGCGGAGTTGGTGGATTGCGCGTGCGAGCGCGTCCGCGTCTCGGGGAGCTTCTGCATGAGAACTCCCGCTTGGGCAAAAAAGCCTTCAGGTCCTGATGCTGGACGAGAGCTTCGATGATGCTGAGTTCACTGCCCATCGGGAACATGTCGGGGTTCTCGAACTCCTTGACGGGCACGCCGATGAGGCTGGCCAGGAGGCTGATGGCGGTTTGCTCGGCAGCGACGAAGCCGGTGAGGAGCAGTTCGCTGAGTTGTTCCGGGTTGCTCATCTGGGCGTTGGTGAGGCTGGTGCTGCTGGCTTGCGCTCCGATGGCGACGATCTTGGCTACGGCGAACGTGTCACGAATGCCGAGGCGTCGCACGGTGTACTCGCGGCCTTGGATGGTGACGGTGGGTCCGGGGTTGAGGATGGGGGTGTCCCCCATAGTTTCAGTGTTCACGATTGCCTCCGATAGAAAATAGTGCCGCCCAGGGGTTCAGGCCGGGGCGGCGGTGCAGCGTTACTCGGACTCGCCTTCACCTTCGCCGTCACCACTGCCGGCAGGTGGGACGTATACGCGCCAGGGTTCGCTTGCTCCGACGCCACTGAAGCATCCGACGAACTGGACTTCGGTGGCCACTTCGTTCTTGTCTTCGGTGCTGAAGTCGGGGCTTTCGAGGACCAGGGCGTTCTCGACTACCAGGACGATGAAGTTGCCTTCCTCGCCGTAGGTGGTGACGAGTGCGACGTTGTCGACGTACGTCTCCCCGGTGATGGGGCCGCCGGTGATGCGCTGGAATGCGCCGGCGGTCTCGACGACGGCGCCGGGGAATTGCCGGCGCAGGTTGTCCGGGGTTTGCTCGAGCAGGTTCACGGTGAGGGCGGGACGCACGGCGGTGCGGCGGATGAGGCCTTTGGTGGCGCCGAGTTGGCCGTCTGCTTCGATCTCGCGGAGTTCGCGGCCGGCGTTGAAGGTTGCTCCGCCTCGGGTGGCGCCGATGGGGATGGCGTTTTCAATGGCGTTTTCGATGGCGGTTTCCATGTCCATGCCGGCCTCGAGCGCGTCAAGGTCCACGTTGAAGTAGACGGCGCCTGCGTCGAGGATGAGGCTGCGGAACGAGTCGTCCGTCAGCCCGTTGAGTCCTTGGGGCATTACGGTGTTCCTTTCTGGGTCTGCAGCAGCATGTTGCGGACCTCTCCGCTACGCCCGTAGCGGGCTTGGAAGGTGAGGGCGAGCGTCATGACGTTCGTGTCCTCGTTGGGGAGTTGCGCGTCACTGGCATGCCAGAGGCGCAAGGTGCCTTGGTTGGGCACGGTGAGGCGCACGTTGTCGAGGAGTGCCATGAGGCGTTCACGAATCGGCCAAACCTTGTCGCCCATGCTGGTGCCGTAGTCCCACACTTCGATGGTGTAATTCGCAGGCCGGGTGGCTCGGTCGAGACCATCAATCGTGTCGAGGCGGTGCACGAGGAACGGCATGGTTGTGTCCGCCGGCACTTTCATCCACGGGCCACCGAAGTCGCTGGGCATGAGTGCCTGCAGGTCAGCGTCCCCACTGATGTGCTGGGAGAGCCGGGTGATGATCGCCTGGGTGACGTCCATCAGATGCCCCAGTCCCCACGAACAATTGCGACCAGGTCAGGCTGTGCGAGTTGCACAGCTGGTTCGAGGTGCTGACGGTCCATCTCAGTCTCGAGGACCAGGGCGTAATCCAGGGCGCTGCCCACTTGAACGTTGAAGTTCGGGCTTGCCCTTGGACTGGGCCGACGCGGTAGGACCTACGCAGGTCACCGGTGCGCGCTGCGGGTGGTTCACCTGGGCGGCTGGCGCGGTACAGGCGGCTTGTGCCTGGCACGGTGTACCACCGGCCGGTGCGTTCGCCGACGAGGACTTCCGTGAGGAGCTTGTCCCGGACGGTGTGACCCATTGCAGCCACCTTGCGTTTGAGGGCTTTGTCGGCGATGTTCAGGACAAGGTCGACGTGGCTGACGACGCGGATGCTGGCGTTACGTTTCGCCATTGTTCAGCTCCCTGCAGGGCACGAGGATGAACCTGCCGGTCTGGTCGGCATCCCGAACTGGTGCTGTGGGTTCGAATGTTCTGTCCCCCAGCTTGAAGCGGGATTTGCCCAGCTGGATGCTTGGTCCTGCTCGCAGTGTGACCTCGTGCGTGACCAGGCTGTACCCGGCCTGCGCGTACCTCGCAGTACCAGACGGGCTGGGTTGGCTGAGGTTCGCCCACACGTTCGTGGAGTCCGCCCAGGCTTCCGTCCACCCACCAGGGGTCTGCACTCGAGTGATGCTCTGGATCGTGATGCGGTTCCGTAGGCGGCCGGGGTTCACTGGCACAAGGGGTCACCTCCTTACAGGCCGGGGTTGAGTCGCCAGGGTTGAATCAGCGCGTAATCCACCGACCCGGCAGCGTCACCGGTTCGAGCGCCGTAATCAATGGTTCCGGCACCCGGCACGGTATCCGCGCGCAGGTTCTCAACACGCTGCTCGTACAAGAATGTGACGCGCCGCAGCACCCACGTCTTGATGACGATGGGCATGGGCAGCGGGCTGCCATCCCGGTCGGTGAACGGGTTGTTCAAGTACCGGTCGGCGCTGGCTTTGGCGCTGTCGATGAAGTCCTGGATGAGGGTGTCCTCGTCGTTGTGATCCACTCGAAGGTGGAGTTTCGCATCGGCGAGGGTCACATTCAGGCGGTCAGTGACGGCGGTACTCACGCTGGGTCACCGCGCATGGCTTGTTCGAGGTTCTTGCGACCGTGAATCTTCTGGCCTTTCCACTCGAACCAGCCGCCTCCAAGTTCGACGGGTTCCGCTGGACTGTCGTCCTGCGTTCTCACCGGGGTGGGTTGACGGGCCTGCGCGGCCTGCGCGGCCTGCACTGCGCCTGCGTGCTCCTGCGTGCGTCGTGGTGCAGCCAGGGCGGCATCCACCTGATGGCACGTGTGGCAGTCATGGCAGGGCCGGCCAGCTTTGGGCCGCGGCACCACCAGCACAGTTTCAGGAGTTCTTCCGGGAGGTCCCGGACGACATCCGCCTTCGTCATGTGGATCATCGGGTGCACCAGCTCGATGCTGCGGTTGCTGATGAACTCAGCTGGCCGTTGCCAAGCCTCGTCCGCTCGCCGCCTCGTTGGGCTGTCCACGCCCTCCCGGACGCTGTCCAGGTGGAACGTGCGAATCAGCTTCGTGATGCTGGCGTTCCTCGGGTCGAGGAGGATGACGCCAGCCCAGTAACCCCACGTGTGATGGTCACGTGGGGTGTACCGGAGGCTGCCCATGTCCGTGGTGCTCTGAGTGTGAATCACCCTGTCCGCAAACCCGTTCCTGCGTACCCATTTCAGGACGCGGCGGACGGCTTCTGCTTCCTTGGTGGCTCTGCCTTCCCAGTTGATGAGGTGCACGTGGTGCGTGCGAATGGGCGCCGTGGTGGTGGTGAGGTGCTTCCAGAGCGCCCAGACACTGTCGATGCCTCCGCTGAGCATCAGGAGGGTGTCGGGCGCTCCCGGCTCACCACCAG